GGGGCCGACGGCACGGTCCATCGCAAGACCGGCTTCGGCAACGCGATCCAGAGCCATCGCATCCCGGACAGCGTGTTCCGCATCATGCGCCACAAGGGCGGGCTGGGTACTGCCGGGTCGCACCCGGCCGTCTTCCCGGTGGCGCTGGTCGAGGCGGTGCTGGAGGCCTTCACCGATCCCAGCGACCTGGTGTTCGAACCCTTCTGCGGCTCTGGCACCCAGCTGATCGCCGCGGAGCGCACCGGGCGGCGGTGCTGCGCGGTGGAACTGGACCCAGTCTATTGCGACGTCGCCGTGCGGCGGTGGGAGATGGCGACGGGACGCAAAGCGAACCTCATAGGAGGCGATTAGCTTTCAACTTTCGAGGGCTTGGCCCATAAAACACTTGGTGCAAACGGAATTCGAAGCTGACCTGCAAATGGAAGATGACCCCGCCATCAATCCCGTCTCCTTCGTGGAAATGAAGGCTAGCGTCGGCTCGATCCTGTTTCTTTGGTCGTCCATCGAACGCGAACTTACGAAGCGTATCGAACAGCTGGACGACGGGAAAAGCAGGAACGGGGCGCATACCCTCGCGCAGAAGATCGCGCGTTGGGAAGGCCTGCAAGCCGCGATCTGTGATGATCGCCACGAACATCGTGAACTACTGACCGAAGTGCGCAACCGCCTCGTGACGGCCTTGGAACTCAGGAACCGCATCACCCACGGCCTGGTCGGTATCACGGCCGATCCGTTTGGCAATCGCGGGGACGCGCATCTTGAGACGGAACTGAACGGCGAGACGCGCAAGCACGCGCATTCCGACCTGGAGCAGGTGATGCGCATCCTCTCCCATATGGTCTGGGCCATTGGGGCGTTGAGCGATGCGGCCAAGCAAAAGGATCCCCGAAAGGCCGAAAGCGCCTATGTCGGGATCCGGTTGAACCATCTGCCTTGACCGCCTAGCCTCGCCTCATGTCCGAAGGCTGGCAGCACATTGAAATCAGCGATCACGGGACCATCGTCGTCCTGCGTCCGATCTCGGACGAGGGCCGCGCGTGGTTCGAGGACAATGTGGGCGAGCCGGAACCGGGCGGGATCTACACCTGCGAGCCACGGATGGCGCAGGACATCCTGCAAGCGGCGGCGCGCGATCTGCTGTCGTGGCAATAAAGGACCGCCGCCCGGGCGGGGCGGCGGGGTAATTCGTGTGGCAGGGAATGGTTAGGCGGGCAGCTTGTAGACCGTCCCCCTGCCCTCGACCTTCTCCGCGGCGATGGGCAGGCCCAGCTTCTTCTTCAGGGCACCAGAGATCGAGCCGCGGACGGTGTGGGCCAGCCATCCAGTGGCCTCGACCATTTCGGCGACCGTCGCGCCCTCGGGGCGCTGCAGCATGGCGATGATCTGGGCCTGCTTGGTGCCAGCGCGGATGGCGACGGGTTTCGCGGTGTCGGTGTCGTCGGGCATCTGCACCGGTTCCGCCTTTGGCGTCGCCCTCCGCACGCTGGCGACGGCGCTGGCCGCCAGCGGCTCGATCCCGATGGCCTCCAGCCCGGCCTCGGTCGCGATCAGCGTGGTGCCGTGGCCGTCGCCGGTTTCGCGCCACATCGGCTCACCGCGACGCAGGTTGGCCTCGACCTCTTCAAGCCAACCGCGGGCGATCATCTTTCCGACCACCATCTTTGCAGCGGCGCCGACCAGCCCTTCGGGCAGCGGCAGGGCGAGATTGCCGGGCCGGGTCGCAGCCCGGGACAGGATCAGGGATTGGGTATCGGACGGGGTGGTCATCGCGGCCTCCGTGGCTGTGGGCGCGCGGTGTGCGCGCCTTCTACGGAGGCAAGCCCCGTCGTCGGACGGGGCGGCCATCGCGCCGTGTAGGCGCGTCAGGCGGCGTGTTCGCCTTCCTTGAAGGCGCTGTCGGTGATCTGGCGCAGCAGGCCCGCGTAGTGCTTCAGCGTCCCGACATGGCCCCAATCGATCTCGTCGGGGTGGGTCTCGAAGTGGTCGTCGCTGAGGGCCTTCAGGCGTTCCAGCATCACGTCGATCTCGGCCTTCGCGGCTATGAAGGCGTCGAGGGCTTTGGAATTGTCGGCTGCGCGGCGGGTGGCCATGGCGGGGCGTCCTTAAGTGAGTTGCATCGTTCCGGTGCGAACACCATCGCTCTGTCGGGTCGATGATCGTAGGCAAATCGGAGCAATATCAGTGCTTTCTGATCGCTCCGGTCAGATCAGCCGCATCTCGGCCAGCGTGCGGCTGGCGGCACCGAGCTGGGCGGTCGGCAGTTCGATCTTCAGGTGCGACAGGACGTCGGAGGCCTCGGCCGGGATCCCGCTCTCGCGCAGCGCCTGCTCGATGACCTCGGCAATGGCGTCCGGGCGGCTCAGATCGAACCCCTCGGGAAGGGTGGAATAGTCGATGCGGATGGTGGTGATGGCCATGGTCATGTCGTTGGCCCCCTCAGCGGCGGGCCGCGGCGAGGCCCGCGGCATAGGCCTCAATCAGGGCGGCGCGGATCGACCAGACCGCAACGTCATGGAAATCCAGCCCGTCACTGTTCCGGGTGTCCAGCGTCTCGACGCGGAAGTGACGCTTCGCGATGTCGAGCATCAGCGCCTCGAGCGCGGTGGCGGTGGTTTCGGGAGTTGTAGTCATGGTCTGGTCTCCGATCCAGGGGTGAGTTCCTGATCGCAGAATCGCTCCAGAGGGGGAGACAATCAACGGGAATGATTGTCTTTTCCTGTTTATTTTCAATATCTTGATAGGCACCACAGCGCCATGAAAGGCATGAGCGAACGCGAGTACGCGGCCCATTCCGGCCTGTCGCGCGGCGGGGTGCAGAAGGCGCGCAAGAACGGGCGACTGGTGGTCCATGACGACGGGTCGATCAATGCCGCGGCCTCGGATGTGCGGCGGGCGGAGATGACGGACCCCGACCAGCAACGCCGGTCGATTGGTGGTGACGGGCTGACCAACGGCCCCGGCGACACGACATCCTACATCAAGGCCCGGACCGCACTGACCGTCTACGCGGCGCAGGAACGCCAGCTGGCCGTGCAGAAGAAGAAGGGCACGCTGGTCGACCGTGCGCGGGCGGAGACCCTCGTCTTCCGGCTGGCGCGGCAGGAACGGGATGTCTGGGTGACCTGGCCCGGACGGGTGGCAGCCCTTATGGCGGCGCAGATCATGGCGGAGGTGGAACGGCAATCCGGGGCATCGGTGACGATCGAGACCGCGATCATGCAGAGGGTGCTGGAAGCCCATGTCCGCGAACAGCTCGACGCCCTCGCCGACCTCCGGGTTTCCCTCGGATGACGACAACGACCTGACCGTCGGTCTCGACCTCGGCTTCGACGGCGCTGAAGACCTGCTCCGGGTCTGGCGACAGGGCCTGCGGCCCGATCCGAACCTGACGGTGTCGGAATGGGCGGATCAGCATCGCTGGCTGTCGTCGCGCGGCGCGGCGGAACCGGGGCGATACCGCACCGCCCGCGCGCCCTACCTGCGCGAGATCATGGATGCGCTCTCGCCCGGCCATCCGGCGCAGCGCATCACCTTCATGAAGGCGGCGCAGGTCGGCGCAACGGAAGCGGGCAACAACTGGATTGGCTTCGTCATCCATCACGCGCCGGGGCCAATGCTGGCGGTGCTGCCGAGCCTGGAACTGGCCAAGCGCACCTCGCGGGGCCGTCTTGATCCTCTGATCGCGGATAGCCCGGCGCTCCGCGAGCGGGTGAACCCGGCCCGATCCCGCGATGCTGGCAACTCGATGCTGTCGAAGGAATTCCCCGGCGGCATCCTGGTGCTGACCGGGGCGAATTCGGCGACCGGCCTGCGGTCGATGCCTGCACGCTATGTGTTTCTGGACGAGGTCGACGCCTATCCGGCCTCGGCCGACGAGGAAGGCGATCCGGTCACGCTGGCTGAGGCGCGGACCACCACCTTCTCGCACCGGCGCAAGGTGTTCATGGTCTCGACGCCGACGATCCGGGGGCTCAGCCGGATCGAGCGCGAGTTCGAAGCCAGCGACCAGCGGCGCTACTTTGTGCCCTGCCCGCATTGCGGCGCGATGCAGTGGCTGCAGTTCGACCGGCTGCGCTGGGCGAAGGGGAAGCCGGAGACGGCGGCCTATCACTGCGAGGGGTGCGAGCGTCCCATCGCCGAGCACCACAAGACGGAAATGTTGGCCCGCGGCGAATGGCGGGCGACAGCGGTTTCCAGGGATCCGAAGGCCATCGGCTTCCATCTCTCGGCGCTCTATTCGCCGCTCGGGTGGAAAAGCTGGTCCGACGTCGCGCGGGAATGGCTGGCGGCCCAAGGGTCGGACGAGACGCTGCGCGCGGCGCGCAACACGCTTCTCGGCGAGACATGGGTCGAAAGCGGCGACGCGCCGGAATGGCAACGGCTGGCGGATCGGCGCGAGGCGTGGAAGCCGGGCACGGTGCCGATGGCCGGGCTGTTCCTGACCGCCGGGGCCGATGTGCAGAGGGACCGGATCGAAGTCGACATCTGGGCCTGGGGACGGGCTCTCGAGTCCTGGCTCGTCGATCACATCGTCATTCCGGGCGGCCCCGACGATCCCGCCGCTTGGGACAAGCTGACCGCCCTTCTCGGCAGGTCTTGGCAACACGCCAACGGCGCTTTCATGACGGTGGCACGGCTTGCCATCGACACCGGCTATGAGGCAGCGGCTGTCTACGCCTGGTCGCGCAAGGTCGGCTTTGAGCAGGTGGCGCCGCTGAAGGGCCTTGAAGGCTTCAATCGCGCCGCGCCCGTGTCTGGCCCGACCTATGTCGATGCGACCATCGGCGGCAAACGCCTCCGCCGCGGCGCGCGGCTCTGGTCGGTGGCAACCGCCACGTTCAAGGCGGAAACCTACCGCTTCCTGCGGATCGAGCGGCCCTCGGATGAGGGTGAGGCGGAACCGTCGCGCCAGTGGCGCGGCGTAAGTCCGCCGAACGCGGTGGGCGTTCAATATCCACCCGGCACGATCCACCTGCCCGGCTGGGCCGACACCGAATGGCTGAAACAGCTGGTGGCGGAACAGCTGGTCACGATCCGCAACAAGCGCGGCTATGCCCACCAGGAATGGCAGAAGATGCGCGAGCGGAACGAGGCTCTGGACTGCCGGGTCTACGCCCGCGCCGCGGCATGGATCCTCGGCGCAGACCGATGGGACGAGGCCACATGGCGGCGGCTCGAAGCGCAGGCAGGCGTCGAAACGCGCATGCCGGTGGCTGTTCCAACCGATGCCACACCACCTGACCCGGCCCAGCCCAAGGCCGGAACCCTGACTACGCCACGCCGGAAACGGCGGGCCTACACGCCCAACTTCATGAGGGACTGATGGACCTGGAACGCATGCAGGCCCTGCTGACCGCGCTGCAGGAAGCCCGCTTCGCCGGGCTGCGCAGCGTCAGCTACGACGGAAAAACCGTGACCTATGGCTCGGATGCCGAACTGGCGGCGGCGATCCGGGATCTGGAGGGCCGGATCGCTACCGCCTCTGCCACCCCGCGTCGTCGCCGCTGGGGCACCGTGGCCACGAAAGGCCTGTGACGATGATGCTCGACGCCTTCCGCGCACGGCTCGGGTCCATCATCGGTGGCTTCGACGCCGCGCAGTCCCACCGCCGCATGCGCGGGTTCCGCACCACCCGCGCCCATGTGAACACGCTGATCGCCGCCTCAGGCGAGACCATCACCGCCCGGGCGCGCTGGCTCGTGCGTAACAACGGCTATGCGGCAAACGCTGTCGATGCCTTCGCGAACCATGTCGTCGGCGACGGGATAAAGCCCTCGTCGAAGATCGCGGATGCAGCAAAGAAGGAGGAGCTGCAAAAGCTCTGGCTCGCTTGGACGGACGAGGCCGATGCCGAGGGTCTGACCGATTTCTTCGGCCTTCAGCGCCGCGCCGCACGCGAGGTGTTTCTGGCGGGTGAGGTCTTCCTGCGCATCCGCACGCGGCGTCCCGAAGATGGTTTGACGGTGCCGATGCAGCTGCAGATGCTGCCCTCGGAGATGCTGCCCCAGGACATGACCCGCGTCCTGCCCGGTGCGGGATCGATCCGGCAGGGCATCGAATTCGACGGTATCGGCCGCCGCGTGGCCTATCACTTCCTGCGCCGCCACCCGGGCGACATGACCGATCCGGGGATGGCGGGCGAAACGGTGCGCGTGCCCGCGTCCGAGGTCATCCACATCCTCGACCCGGTCGAAGCGGGCCAGTTGCGCGGCGTGTCGCGCTTCGCCGCGGCCGTCGTGAAGCTGTTCACGCTGGACCTCTACGACGACGCGGAACTGGAGCGGAAGAAGACCGCGGCGATGTTCGCGATGTTCATCACCTCCCCCGCGCCAGAAACCGCCCTCGATCCGGCCGAGGACGATCTGGAGGTCGAACCTGGCCAGGTGGTGCGCCTTGATCCGGGCGAAGATGTCACCACGCCATCAACGCCGGACTCCGGGTCGACCTACGAGCCCTTCCAGTACCGCACACTTCTGCAGATCGGCGCGGCGCTGGGCGTGCCCTATGGCTACTTAACGGGCGACACCGCGAAGGGGAACTTCTCCAACACTAGGATCGCCCTCGTCGACTTCCGCCGCCGCATCTCGGCCTTCCAGCATTCGGTGATGGTCTATCAGCTCTGCCGTGCGGTCTGGACGCGCTGGATGGACACGGCGGTGCTGGCGGGCGCCATCGATCTGCCGGGTTATGCAACGGAGCGGCGGCAATACCTCGCTTGCGACTGGCTCCCCACCAAGTGGGACTGGATCGACCCTGCCAAGGATGCCGCTGCCGAGATCCTGCAGATCGAAGCGGGTCTCAAGTCCCGGACGCAGGCCATCGCCGAGCGGGGATACGACGCCGAGCAGGTCGACCGGGAAATCGCCGCGGAACGCAAGCGCGAGGCGGAGCTGGGGCTCGACTTCCGGCGGCCGGGATCCCCGGCGCAGGCGGCGGGTGGCGGCGCTGGGCCGGGCAATGCCGAGGGCCAGCAGCAGGATCAGCAGGACAGCGGCAATCAGGAAGAGGATGGCGAGGATCGGGAACCCCGGCCGGAGGAGCAGGCTTGACCTCTCCCCACCCGTCAGCCCTCGAGCAGTTCCACGCCGGGAAGCCGAGCCGCCTTGCGGTCGAAGGTCACCAGGCTCTCCGCCCCGACCCGTCGGCCAGCGGCGGCAATCATCAGATCGGCGAACCCGAAACCCTGATCGCGATAGGCGTGCAGCACCGCGCCGACATCGTCGCTGGCCTCGACCTCGAGTTCGGCCGCAGCCAGCACCCCCTCCAGCGCGGATGCGATCTCGTTCCGGCTGTAGCGGTAGGCCCGCTCCAGCACCCAGACGAGTTCGACCAGCACCTCGCGGGCGAAAAATCCGGGGCTCTCGACGGTCAGCCCGGCAAAGAAGCGGCGCGCAATGGCGCCCTGATCCGGGTCATCCTGCGTCAGGAAGCGGACGAGGACATTGGTGTCGATGGCAATCACGCGTCGCGGCCCTCGTCCGCCGCGCACGCGACAATCGCCTCTTCCATGGCCTCGAGGGTGACCGGCTTCGCGCCCGGCCGACGCAAGAGCCCGGCAAGATCACTCACCGGCCGGGCCTTCAGAAGCCGCACTTCGCCATCGAGGATCACGTAGCGCACCCGGTCGCCGGGGTTGAGACCCAGCGCTGCCCGCACATCGCGCGGCAGCGTGGTCTGGCCCTTGGACGTGACGGTCGATTCCCGCATGGCCGATTCCTTACGTTTGGCATGAACGCCTTACCTTAGCTCAAGCTGACCTTCCTCGCAATGAACCCGGATCGCACCGTCATGTCCCTGCACCACACCCAGATCGCCCAGCGTGTCTTCAACACACCGCTGATGGTCGATCCTGCCAAGGCGCTGGCCTTCCTGACCGGGCTGGGGCCGAGGATCACCGGGCGGGAGATCAGTGTCGAGGGGCTGGATATTGCCGCCGAAGATCGGGATGCCGCCACCCTGCCCGCCCGCGCCTCGCTCTTTGGCGACGGCCTGACCAACCGCCAGGCGCGAAACGGCGGCCAGCCCTTCGCTGTGGTGGACGGAATCGCCGTCATCGAGATCGCGGGCACGCTGGTGCATCGCGGGTCGTGGATCGGGCAATCCTCCGGTCTGACCTCCTACGAGGGGATCGCGGTGCAGCTGCAGGCGGCGCTGGCCGACCCTGCAATCCGCGGCATCGCCCTCGACATCGACAGCTTCGGTGGCGAGGTCGCCGGGGCCTTTGATCTCGCCGACCGCATCCGGGCGGCACGTGCGCAGAAGCCAGTCCATGCCTTCGTCGCCGATCATGCCCTCTCGGCCGCCTATGCGCTGGCCGCCCAGGCCGACCGGATTATCCTGCCCCGCACCGGCGCTGTCGGCAGCATCGGCGTCGTGGCCATGCACAGCGACATGAGCGGGGCGCTCGATCAGAAGGGCATCGCCGTCACACTGATCCACGCTGGCGCGCGCAAGGTCGACGCGAACCCTTACCAGCCGCTTCCCGAGGCCGTCCGCGACCGGATCGCGGGCGAGTTGGAGGACCTGCGGCAGCTCTTCGCCGAAACCGTCGCCGAAGGGCGCGGCCGACGCCTGGACACCCTACGGGCGCTGGGCACCGAGGCCGCCGTCTTCCGCGGCGAGGCGGCCGTCTTCGCCGGTCTCGCAGATGAGGTGGCCGATCCCGTCACCGCCTTCAGCGCTTTCGCCGCCGCACCCCGCGGCACAATCACCCTCAGAGGAAAGGGCCCAATGATGACCAATGCCCCCGAAGATCATGCGCAACCTGCTGCCAGCACCTCGCCGGAACCGGCCGCGCCCGCGGCAATCGCACCACCGCAAACGGCGGCGGCCGCGATGTCGCCCGAAGCCATCCGCGCAGAGGCGGCAGAAGTTGCGCAGGTCTGCGCGCAGGCCGCGCGCCTCGGCGTCCAGATCGATGCCGCCGACGCTGTCGCCAAGGGTGTGAAGCCGGAGGCGCTGCGCGCCAAGGTCCTCGCCGAACTTGCCGCGCGAAGCGATGCCGCAGGCATCATCGCCACCGCCCCGGCGGCGGGTGCGAAGGAAAGCCCCATCGTGGCGGCCGCGAAGAAATCGGCCGCCGCCTCGCGCTGACGCGCACTGCCCGGATCGGGCGCCCCCACCCCCAACATCCTGGAGTCTGAACCATGCCCGTCCTGACGGAACCGCCCAGCATGGGCGACGTCCTCAAATATGAGGTCAACCCGAACTACACCCGCGAGGTGGTGACGCTGCTCGCGGGCATGCCCTATCCCGTCGGCGCGGTCCTCGGCCGCATCACTGCCAGCGGCAAGTACAAGCTCGCGACCAGCGGCGGCACGGATGGCGCGCAGACCGCCTCGGCTGTCCTGCTCTATGCCATCGATGCGACGCTGGCCGATGCCATGGGCATCGTCGTCGCCCGCGGCCCCGCCATCGTCTCGCGCGCAGCGCTGGCCTACGACGCCACCGTCGATGATGGGGCCAAGATCACCACCAAGATTGGCCAACTGGCCGCCGCAGGCATCGTCGCCCGCGACGGCGTCTGACGCTGACCAGCCAGCCACGCCCCTCCCTTCATTCCCCGGAGCCCCACCATGACCATCGTCCGCAATCCCTTCGACGCTGGCGGCTATTCGCTGGCCGAGATGACGCAGGCCATCAACATCCTGCCCAACCTCTACACCCGCCTCGCCCAGATCGGCCTCTTCCGCTTCGAAGGGGTCAGCCA